GCGTTGATGCGGGAGAACTCCAGGAACACCGCAGCGGCCTTGTCGTTCCCGTCGCCCGATTCCAGCAGGCCCTTGAGGTCGGACTGCAGCTCGGACAATCGGGATAGCCAGTGCTCGATGCGAGCCTTCCTGGGTTCACTGAGGTCTCGCCCTTCGCTGCGCCGCAGGTCAGCAAGCGACCTTGTGCGCACGGCCAGTGCTTCGACGGCAGCAAGCGCCGCCTCGGACTGGTCGTCGTAGGTGAGACCCTTGACTGCGAGGGTTCCGGTGTTGATTCCGGCTCCCAGCAGCACAGGGGAGATTTCGTAGGGGTCAACCTTGGTGATGATTCGCTGTGGGCGGGCCCCCTCGTGGTCCTTGGCGTAGGCGTCAAGGTCCATCTCGTTGCCCTGCCCCATGACGCGGAAGCCGAACGACCATTCCTGCGCCTTGCCGGTGAACTTCACCGCTTCGTAGGTGTCCCGGCCTCCGGTGGTTTTCAGGTTGAAGGTGCCGTCCGCGATGACGTCGCTGTCACGCTCCGAGACGACGGCCATGCCGACCGGGAGCGCCCCCTGCCATGAGGCGTGCTGGTAGGCGGAGACGAGCAGTTCCTTGCCCTCCGGGAACGCACCGGGGCGGATGATGTCCCCGTCGTGGTCGATGACGTCCAGCGTTGCGATCCGCGCGGTGAACGCCCCCTCGGTCTCGCCCTTGAGTTCAAGAGTCACGCTCTTGCGTTCGTCCATCTTCTTGTCCCTCCAGATTCCGTTGCACACGGCGTACCGCTGGCCGTTATCGGTGAACTCGGCGGCCAGTGCGGACATGCACCGTTCAAGGAAGTCATCTCGTGATTCGCCCTGTGAGGGCGACGGCATCGGCATCGCGCCTCCAAACGAAAAGGCGCCCCGAAGGGCGCCCTTGTTCTCGTGGTAGCGGACCCCGGAGTTGCACCGGGTTCTCCGATTTATGGGACCGGCGGATTTCTGCTTTCCCTGCCCGCACTATTGAAGGAAAGGCCGGTATCGTTTACTAGCGTCGGCAGTTGTGTAAATCTGCCTACGAAATGAAACGGGAAGTGCAACTTTGCAGTACGAATGCAGGGTTGCGCGGCCTTGCCGTCACAATCCGTGATGTCAAATACGGGGCGGCGGGCACGACCCACTAGGCACTTGGCTAGTCACCGCCCCGTTAGCCGGTTGTTGCACCGGCGGCGTATCGGTGATTCATCCCTAGCAGAACCACCGCGCCCCACTGGGTTGCCGCCTTGCCTGCGGTTATCCCACTCGGGCCGTTCCCCTCGCTAGGAAAGGAGGGCAAGTCTCCGGTGATTACGCCCACCGGCAGGCGGGGGCCACGTCGTGCGGATTCAGGCTATGCGCCATTCCCGAAGTTCTCGCAACTTACCGCACTCACGGCAGGATTCTCTCCGCGCGGGCCGCTGACAACGGTGTCCCGCGCCGCATCGAGTTCTACTTGCCCTGTCAGGGGCGACGTGGCTCGCCACAGCAGATGCGCTTCTCTCCGTGGCTCGTAGCAGACCACTAGGGACGGAACCCTTCGGCATCTGACTACGCTGCAAAGCTAGGCAGGGCCTTACTAAGTCCTTGGCACGCCTAGCAGGATTACCACAGAATCGGGACTCCTGGCCTACTGTGCTTCATTTGTCTCCCAAACTCTCCCACTGCTCAATCGCCCCACAGACAGCTTCCTCCAGGTCGCATATCTTGTCGTGCGGCATGAGCGGGAAGTAGGCTTCGATGACCTCATGCACGACGGCCCGCCGCTGGTTCTCCGCTGACTGGTTCGGGTCAACCGTGATGGTGACGCGGACATCGCAGCAGCCGCCGCCGGTCGGGTAGAGGCCGAGAGCCTTGTCCTTGACGACTTCGATGTCCATTAGCAGCCCGGACGCCTGTCGGTGTAGTACCACTCCGTCGTGTACCCGTGCTCGTCGCCGTCGTCGCGCCAGTCGCCCATGCTCCCGTAATTGGCGTTATCCGGTACGCGCCGAGCGGTTCCTTGTGTATCTCGAACCTTGGCGCGTCCATGTGTCACCACGGCCCTAGCTGGCATATGCAACCCTCATGGAGCGGTGGCGAAAGCGTCGTCACGGTCTGCCCATCGAGGGCTTGACACGCCGGGCAGTTGTCGGAGCCGACTGCTATCCATCGCAGCGTTCGGATTCCGGCCCCAAGGAAGGCGAGTTTGGCGATGGCGTTACCAAGTCCGACCGTCTCAGCAGTAGCGACCCTATCGGCCGCGACCTCGGACCATGCGTCGAGCGCCTCAGAGACGGCATTGACCGGGTCGTCCTGCTTCATCGCTTCTGCCATCTGGCCCTTGTGAACGGCCATGTACCGGTCGGCAAACCCGTCGATGTAGGCTTTCAGCTTCGCCTCGTCCATCGGTTCCTTGCTGTTGACCTCGGCGGACGCAAGAGGGAAGACAGCCTCAGCGAGAGCCCGCATTACGGGCGTCATGCGCTTGACGACGTATACCTTGAAGGCGTCGCCGTAGAACTGGCTCAGCCACTTGTCGAACGCCTTGGCGGTTTTCAGGTGCAGCTTCGCGGCCTTTCCCACCTCTCGTATCTCGTACCGGACGATGGGCGCGGCGGCCCTCACAAATGCGGCCTTGTAGGACGCGGCGGCTTTCGCCCGGTGCATCGCCCCCCGCTTGCCGCGCGCCTTGACATCGAGGCCGAGCATACCGAGCAGCTTCGTGGTCTGCTGCGCATCCGGCTGCGCCGCCGGTGTGAAGTCCTTGCAGGCGTCAATCATCGCCTGCGCCCGGTCACGGTCTATGCCGACTGCGACCAGCAGTTCAAGAGCAACGAGCGCGGGTATGAGGCCGTTGACAAGGTCGGCGATGACCTGGTTCGCAGCCTGTATCTGTATGCCGTTCAGTTTCTCGCCTTCCGCGATGTTCTCGGCGGTGTCGCCCTCGGCGGCCACGGCGGGCTTGCCGGGCTCGGTGGGCTCGATGGCGGCCATGCTCACGGGCATCATATTGAGCGGCACGTAGTACTCGTCGCCGCCTTCGACGGGGTTCAGGTTCTCTTTCTCGCGTGCGTCGTTCGGGGACAACGCCCCAATCTGGAACAGCTTGGTGTAGTAGTCACCGCGGGCCTGAGAGTTGCCCCGGAGAAGTCCATCGACAAGGAACTCGGCGAAGTAGACCTTGCGCTGGGACTCGGGCAGGAGTTTGCGTGTGACTTCCTGCTCCCACCGCACGAGCCACGGCATCATCGTGTATTGCACGAACTCGAGCGCCTGCTCCTCGATGTTGTTGTTCGTCGAGCGTTCGAGGTCGCCCAGCATGTGCAGCGGGACGTGCATGATTCGGGCGATTTCGGCGACCTGGAACTTGCGGGACTCGAGGAATTGCGCATTCTCAGGAGCTATCCCGACCTCTTTGTACGTGACGCCTTCCTGCAGGATGGCGATGCGGTGACTGTTGGTGAGGCCCTTGTGCATCCCCTCCCACGAGGTCCGCATCAGCTCGGTCGCCTCTTTGGACAACCTCTGCGGGCCGGGGTGCTGAAGGACGCCATTCAGGGCGGACCCGTTCGCGAAGAACCGCGCCCCGAACTCCTCCATGCCCTTGGCAAGCCCCAGCGGTTCCCGTGCGATGGTCAGCGGGTCGTACCCCACGAGACCGTCGAAGCCGAAGCCGGGGATGTGCAAGACCTGTTCGGGTTTGAGCTTGAACTGCTCGCCGGACAGCATGGTGTACTGGTAGACGATTGCGCCCTTGTCCCACATGACTTCCATGCGGTCGGGGCGGAGCGGCCAGAGCGATTCGACCGTCCGGTTGTCCCATCCCGAGGACAGGTCCCATTCGATTTCGGCGTACGCATTGCCCCATGAAGCGAGGTGGCCTTCGAGCGTTTCCTTGAAGGTGTAGGCGCTCATGTAGGGGTTGGGTTCGCTGTGCAGGATGTGGTAGAGCTGGTGGTTCTGTGCTCTCTGCTTGCCCCGAGGGTCGAGCCTCTCGTACAGGATGAGAGGGAGCTGCCCTACCGTCTGAGCGAGAAGAGATACCGCAGCGAAGTAGGCCGAGACCTGGAGGGCCGACTGATTCGAGAGTGACACGCCCGACTTGGCCGTTACGGTGTCGAGGTCGGAGTACGTCCAGAAATAGGGCTGTGCGAACGTCTGCCCTACGGAGGAGAGGACGATAGATGCAGCTTTCTGAATCCTGTCGCGAATGCTCATAGTGCCTCTATCCCATGCTCCTCGTAGACGCTGCGGCCGGTGTCGTGCCTGAGCGCCCGGTCAAGTGCCATGATCGTGGCGACCACGCCATCGATGCGCTGCGTCGCCTTCCCCTTATCCGGCTTGACGTTCCCCGCCGGGTCCTGTGATACGACCGTGTTGTCCAGGTTCCACCGCATGATCGGATTCCCGTCGTGGTGAATTTTCTGCGACAGAACCAGACGCTCGAACTCTTTGGACGGCGGAGACATAGACTTGTAGCCCTGCCCAAACTCCACCATCAGGAACCCTGAGTCGGTCAACTTCTGCCGTATCGCCTCGGCGCCCCAGCGGTCGAAGGCGATCTCATTGATGCGGTACTGCGCTCTGTACTCAATCAGGTCGCGGATGATGCAGTCGTAATCGACGACGTTACCCGGCGTCAGTGTCAGCCAGCCCTGAGTAGCCCACAGTTGATACGGGACTCTATCCCGTTTCTCGCGGTCGTTGATTCCGTCGGCTGGCAGCCAGAAGTGACTCCGAAGGTGGTACTCGTCGCTGTCAGGGAACGCCATCGAGAATGCCGTCAGGTCGGTGGTGCTTGACAGGTCCAAGCCGCCGTAGCAGTCCCGGCCTTCCAGTCCCAGCAGTTGCTTGCATTCATCCCACTGTCTGACATCCAACCAGCGCGTCTCCGATGCGGTCCACTGATTCAGCCGGAGCCGCCGAAAGAGGTTCTCTTGTACCGGGTTCCCTTTCGCCGCCTTGTACGCCTCCATCATCCGGTCGATGGTGAAGATGCGTCCTAGAGAAGGATTTGCCTTCTCCCACTCCTTCGGGTCTTCCCAGTCCGCCTCCTCTGGCACGCCGTACAGGACGGGATAGAACGTCGGGTCGGCGATTGTTCCATTCAGGACTTGTCGCGCCCGTTCGTGCAGCTCCCAGCAGATGCTATTGCGGTCGAAGCCCGCTGTCGTGATGATGAACCACAGCGGCTGTGCTCTGGCCTCGCCCGCGCCCTGCGTCAGCACGTCGTACAGTTCGCGGTTCGGGTGCGCGTGTAGCTCGTCGATGATGCCGCCGGACAGATTCAGGCCGTGCTTGTTCGGTACGTCTGCGGACAGAACCCGCGAGAACGATGCCGTTTCGGGCACCCATATTCGCTTCGTCGAACGGATGACCTTGCCGCGTCTGGCCAGCGCTGGCGACCATTCCACCATCTGCGCCGCCACGTTGTAGCAGAGCGCCGCCTGGTCGCGGTCAACCGCTGCGTAATAGACCTCGGCGCCTATCTCGCCATCGGCAAACAGCAGGTAGTTTGATATGCCAGCCGCGAGCTCAGTTTTCCCAGATTTCTTGGGCAGTTCCGCGTAGACTACCCGGTACTGCCTTGTCCCGTCCGGCCTGAGTGTGCCGAACACGTCGCGGATGATGCGCTCTTGCCAGTCGAGGATGCCGAACGGCTGTCCGGCCCAGCGGCCTTTCGTGTGCCGTAGCCCCTTGATGAAATTGACGGCCCTGTCAGCCTTCCTGTTATCAATCACGCCCTCGCAAGATTCCTTCAAGCTGGTCGTCCAGCGACGGCTCTTTCTCAACCTGCACCCGTGAGCGTGTCGCCGCGCCGATGCCCAATTCGGCTCCCAATTTCAGCATCTGCTCGACCGCCTTGTTGGACACCCACAGCATCGGGCTTGTGATCACGTTGTCGCTCTTCGTGCGGTACAACGGGCCTTTCTCTTTCAGCACCTTCTCGGCCTCGACGTACCTGCCGTATGCCTGGCAGTACGCCGCGAGGATGTTTCTGTCGACGGGCTTCAGTGTGCCCATCGCGTCGAGGATAGGCCGCAGCCGGAACCACTCAGACCTTGCCGGTCCGGTAAGATACTGCGGGCACGCGATGACGCCATTCGGCGCTATCGGCTCGCGCTCGTTCAATGGTCTGCGTCCGGGGTTGCCCGTCTTGCGCTTGACTGCCGTGGGTATAGGCTTGGGGCCTCTCATAGTCGCTTCTTCCCCGTCATTGCCTCGGCAAGTTCGACGTCATCGTGTGCTTCGCCGCAATACTCAAAGATGGCGCACGGTCGCAGATTCGTGTAGGCTGGAACATTCACGCCATCCAAATGCTTCAACCAGACGGTTCGCTTCAACCCCGGCGCTTTCAGCAGCTTCCAATCCGGCGAGTGATAGGCGGCGCGCACGAAAGCGGGATGCGCCGCGGGCAGATGCAACTTGTAGCCAAGTGCCCTGTAGAGCGAGCCGACGTGGTGAATCAGCACAAACGCCAACCCGAGACCTTGCCAGTCTGGTAGCGTCATGATGCGCGATATGCCGATGATGGGCACTTTGCCGGAGCTTGGCCGGTACAGATTTCCAATGAACGCAGCCGGTCTGCCTTCGACGTACAACTCAAAGCACGTCGCCGCCTTGTGCAGCGTGGCGCTCAGATAGTGATAGCGAGCGTATTTCTCCCACTCGTGATGCGTGACTCGCCTGATTTCTCCGCGCAACTGTGGGCGTCGTTGAAGTGACCTCCCGAACCGGAATTTGAGCGCGGGCATCTCCAATACCCAATCGGGCATCAGCCATTCTTCAACGTCGTAGTGGCACGTCACGCCGACGAATTGCTTGTGCTGTTTGCGGACGTACTTCTGCGCTGCGTATGCGCCTATCTGTGCGACTTGCCGATCAACGACGGACGTAAACTCGTCAACGATGACGGGGCTTGGCAGTTCCAGTAGTCGCCGCGCAAGGTCAACGCGGAATTGCTCGCCATTCGACAGCACTGCGAATGGCCGCAGCCATGCCGGAATCGTGTTGAAGCCGACGGCTTGGCAGACTGTGCTTATGTCGTCGATTGAAAACGACTTGTCGAAGTCGTCAATGACCGCCTTGCCGTTCCATGTCAGTGCTTGAAAGTTTGCGCCGTCCCACAATCGTCTCGATAGCAGCGTCTTACCGCTGCCGGAAGGCCCGACAACTAGACCAACGTTCCAGTCTTTGCCTTCGAGTGCAACGTCGCCCGTCCACTGTAACCGCTGCTTGTCCTGTACTGGAACGTCAAAGATAGCTTGAAGCTGACGGCACCGCGCCGAGTGCGAGACTTCCGACTCGACTACAATATCAACGCTTGGCACTTCAAGCCTCTCCCTTCAAGTTCCTCTAGCATCTGCGCTTGATGCGCCTCGCTGTCACACGTCACGATAATCTGATACTGCAAGCCCTCATTCATGGTCTTGCCAGCGTCCTCATGCACCGCCGTCATCATCTTCTCGATTTCGTCTTCCGAGAAGCCCGTCGCTTCCATATCGAACGCGCCGGTATCGAGCTCTTGGAGAATGTCTTTGAGGGTAGGGAGGTCCCAAGAGGTCTCGTCCTGAATGCG